GGCGAAAAGAAGCGCACGGTGCTGCGCGAAGAGCCGTTCGTAGTTGGCGGCGAGCGCATGATGAGACCGCTGGACCCGGCAGGCAGCGCAGGCAACGTGATCCGATGTCGATGCGTGATGACGTTCGACGTGAAAGGGGAGTGACCGTGGAGACGATCAACACGCGCGCAAGCGCAATCGAACAGACTGACGGCACGACCTGGTTCCGCGCCAGCACGAACGATGTCGATCGGCACGGCACGATCGTCGAGCCTCGCGGCATCGACACGACCAACTTCAGAACCAACCCGGTCTTTATGTGGGGTCACGATGCCTACGGCAGCGGTGGCGGTCCGCCGGAACTTGCGAACGTGCTCGGTCGCGTCGTCAACTATCGGCAGGACGCCAGCGCCTTCGACATCGAAGTTGAGTGGGCAGACCACGACCGCGCTGTCATGGCGCGCGATCTCGTCCGCGCTGGCTTTTTGTCTGCCGTCTCGGTCGGCTTCATTCCCGACGCCGACTCGATGACGACGCGCTCGATCGAAGGCGCAGAGATCCCGGTCTACAACCGCACCGAGCTGGTCGAGGTCAGTCTCGTGCCGGTGCCGTCAAATCCCAACGCGATCGCTTTGGCGCGGTCGCTCAAACTGCCTGTTTTCTCGCAAGCCTCTCCGCCGGACGGCGCAGATTTCGAGGCGCTGCGTGATGCGACACGGAACATGCTGGCGGTCGAAACCCTCCGGCGTTCCATTCGATAGAGGAGTCCAACAACATGGACATCAACGACGCGATCAAGGAACTGCGCGATGACATTCGCGCGCACAACGACGAGGCGATCCAGCCGATCAAGGAACGGCTCGCCAGCCTCGAAGAGCGCGGCACCGCGCCGAGTGACGAGAAAGTCACCGACCTGGAGCAGCGGCTTTCCGAGCAGACCGAGCGACTGACCGAGATGCAGGAGCAGGTCCGGCTCGTGCAGACGAACGGCGGTCTTGTGCAGCCGAAGGTCGAAAAGAAGAGCAACCCGTTCGAGGGAATGTTCTTCCGCGACATCAACGCGGTGCGTGCCGAGCTTCTGCACGGCGAGTCTCGTGCGATTGCTCTTTCGGACATCGCTTCGGCTGGCAAGCTGACCGATGAGACGGCTTCGGCGTTTCTCGACTACGTTGTCGGCGACCAGCCGACGCTGAGCGTGATCGAGCGGCGCACGATGAACTCGCCGACGGCTCGTCTCGACCGCATCGGCGTCGGGACTCGACAGCTTGTCAAGCCGACGAACGACACGACGGTCGTGTCGGACACCGACGCGATCAGCTTCTCGGCTCGATCGCTCTCGGTCGTCGAAGCTGTTTGGGGTGAGAACCTGACTTGGTCGTTCCTTGAGGACAACATCGCCGGAGGCAATGCCGAGCAGCAGATCGCTGCCGTCGTGTCGAAGGCGATCGGCGAGGAACTGAACGATCTCGCTTGGAACGGTGACGAAGACAGCGCAACGGCGTGGATTGCGATCAACAACGGTTTCGAGGATCTGATGGCTGCCGATGCTGCTGTGATCAACGTCGATCAGGCTGGAAACGCCCTTGTGCTCGACGCTTTGCGTGCGCTCTACGACGGGATGCCGTCGCAGTATCGAACGATTGGAGATCAGCGGATCTTCTGTTCGCCTGCGTTCGCAACTCATTACATGGACAAGCTGGGAGATCGCGCGACGGCTCTCGGTGATGCCACTCTCGCTGGCGGATCTCGCGGTCTGTCCTACTTCGGTGTGCCGATCACGGCTGATCGACACATCGACGCGGACAAGATCTACATGACTCCGGCCAGCAATCTCGTCGTCGGCTTCCACCGCGACGTGACGCAGGAGATGGAGTGGCGTCCGCGCAATCGGCACGTCGAACTGACGTTCTCGGTGCGATTCGACTTCCAGTACAAGTTTGGCGGCGTGATCTCTCGCGGCTATCAGCTTCCGGCTGGCCTGGAGTAGTCGATGGCTGAGTTGACGACAAACTGCGACTGTGCCTGGAATCCGTGTCCTTGTGATGCGAACCGCACCGCCTTGTCGTCAGATCATCCCGGCTTCGGTAGTTTCCCTCCAGTTCCTACCGAAGCCGGGGTGATCCTCGGCGATTCGATCAACGTGCGAACGGCAGTTCTGCAACGGCATGAGGTGAAGACGCGATGAGCTTGGTCACGACCGCAGAGCTGGCGACGCACATGCGTCTCGCGACAGCACCGACCGGAGCGCAGGCGCTGATCGACACCGCTGAAGATGTGATCGCCGCCTTTCTCGACATCACGCCGCCTGGGTCTGGCCGCCATCCTCTCTACGAACACACCGTCTACGAGCGCATCGTGCCGCAAATCGACCGGACGACGCTTGAAGTCAGCCACGGCTTCGTGACGAACGTGCAGACGATCTACACAGTCAGCGGCACCACGTTCAATCCGATCGGCGTCGAGCCGTTCTCAAATGGCTGGGCAATCATGGCGCGCACCGAAAGCGGTGCCGTCTACGAGTTTCAGCGCGGCGTCGAGTACGTTGTTGAATACCGAACCGGATGGTCAACCGGAACCGGCGCGCATGTTTACGACTTCAACACCGACACGCCTGACACGCCTGGGAGCATGAACTTCCAAGGCTGGACCGTCGAGGATGCGGACGAGGTTGCCTATTCAAATCTCTCGATCGGCGGATCGACTCGAATGCGATGGACGCAGACCCAACGAAACGAGTGGCTTCATTCGCCTGTTCACGGTACGCAGGGATCGGCTCATCCGTTCATCGCGATGCGCTTTGGACTCGTAAACACGCCGACGCTGACTCACTGGGAGATCGTCGTTCAATGGCTGGTGAGCTCCGGTCTGGACAACTTTACCGAAGAGCGTTCAATGCGTTTCAATCCTCCGCATCGAGTTGTCGCAAGCGCAGGCGACCCGATGATCGTGGCGCAGTTTGACATGACCGCCGACGTCGAAGGAAAGCCGTTCGAGGAGATCCAAGGCATCTCGCAACAAATTCAACCGAGACGCCGTTGGATTGATGACAACGTCCACGAGTTCCGCATTCAACTTCGGTCTGCAATCGACGACAGCGTTAGCCTCGCCGGCCACACGCTGCCGGTGATTGACATCGACTGGATCACGGTCGGCGATGGAAACGTGCGCGCACCGCAGACGGTCAAGCGCGCGATACTGCTGACTGCTGCGTCAATCTCGGAGTCGTCGCCTGGCATCGTAGCGCAGCGCATCGGCGACTATTCGGTGCAGTTCGACGCAAGCGAGGCGACCGAGCTCGTGCCTGCGAGCGCGCGACGTCAGCTTCAGAAGTACCGGAGGCCGAGCTGGTGAGCGGTATCTTGTCGCTGCTGAATACGACCGTCACGGTCAAGCGACCTGTTGCCGATTACGACGACATGGGTGGCGTGCAATATACGCTGTCCACTATCTCGTCTGATACGCTGGCGCGCATCTCGCCTGCCAACGCGACCGAGATCAAGAACGGTCCGATCGAGTACGCGGAAGCGACGACGATGATCTACACCGCTGCCAACATCAGCGTGCAGCGCGGCGATACGATCGAACACGGCTCGCGCACCTACGAAGTGCTGGGAGTCCGCACGCCGAGCGTGCCGAATCATCACCTGGCTTCGATCTGCAAGGAGAAGCAGATTGGCGCGTGAGACGAAGGTCACGATGGAGTGGAATGGCGATCGAGTTGTGCTTGAAGCAATGCACCAGATGTCAATCAATGCCGATCGCGTCGGCATGATGTTGCACGGTGCCGTCGTTCGTTCGCTTTCAAAAGGCCAGCCCGTGAAGCGCGTCGGCAAGCGTCTAGTCGGATTGGACCCGTCGAAGCCTGGTGAGCCTCCGCGCAAGCTGCACGGTTTGTTGGCAAACTCGATCGACTACCGAAAGAAAGTTGACAAGAGCCGAGTTGAATTGTTCATCGGAGCGAACACGAAATACGCGCGTGCGCTGGAGTTTGGGAACCCAAAGAGTAGGTTGAAGGCTCGCCCGTACTTGCGACCCGCGATTGCAAAGAATCGCGAAAAAGCCATCGCGCGGCTTGTCAAAAACGTGTTTCCGAAGAAGATGCGAGGCCGTCGATGATTGATCTGACTCGCTCGCTTATTGGATACCTGAAAGCCGACACGGTACTGACGGCGAAGCTGGGCACGTTCCGAGGCGGTCCGGCAATCTTTGGCGTGCTGCCTGTGCCGGAGCCGACCGGCTCGCCTTTTATCGTCACGCAGTCGATCACCGACGAGACGCTTGGCACCAAAGGTCGCGTCGTTCGCGAGATCCAGCAGGACATTGCGATCTATGACGATGACGATGGCAGCGTTGCCGACCTCGAGACGATTGCCGAATACATCCGCGAGAAACTGCGCGTTCATTTCGCGGTGCCGAATTGGAATATGTGCGGAATCCAGATGAGCGGACCCGTACCGAATGACATAGACGACCTGAACGGTCGAGTGCTGACGGCCAGAATCCATCTGGACCGCTAACGCAAGAGGGAGGCCACTATGGCTGTCGATGGAAACGAGATCGGAATCCTGATCGGAAGCGATCTGATCGGATCGCAGCGAGGCGCGACGATCACGCGCAGCGCCGAGATGATGGACGTGTCGGACAAGACGAGCGACGAAGCGAAGTTCTTGCCCGGCAAGCAGACGATGAACATCGAGTGCAGCGCGTTCTACGTTGCCGCCGATACCGCCTACGGTGCGCTCGTCGATGCGTTCGAGGACGGTCAGTCTGTGACGGTCGTCTGGAGTGACAACGCGAACGGCCTGAGTCCGACGACCGTGAAGACCGCGAGCGCCTACGTCACCAGCCTTAGCGTCGATGCTCCCGCGCACGGTCCCGCCGAGATTTCGATCTCGTTGCAGGCAACCGGCGCAGTCACTCCGCAGGAAGACTAGCGAGTGACCCTGACGGCTGACCAAATGCGTGGACGTGTGCGCGTCCTGATCGACGGCGAGGATTGCTTTCTTCGCTTCGATCAGGGCGCGCTCGCGCGCCTGATTGACTCGCTTGGCCTTGAAGGCGTTGCGGGTATTCCTGGCGCGGTGATGACGCTTGACGCCTCGACGTTGAGTTATCTGGTTTGGGCTGGCCGTCTTTGGGAGATGCCTGATCTCGAGCTCGAGACGGTGCGCGGCTGGTTCTTTCCGATGCTGCCAACGTATCACGCTGCGGTCGAAGGCATCAACCTAGCGCTTTGGGGGAAGCCGGAACCTGACTTCGGAGATGGAGGAAGCGACGACGACGAAAACCCTCCGAGCGATCAGACTGGGACTTCCTAGCTGCGGAGCGATTCGCGGTTGTCCGGTTTGGTTGGACATCGGAACGGTTCTGGAGTTCGACACCTGCCGAGATCAACGCCTACATGACCGAGTTCATGGAGGCGCGGCAAACAGAGGTCGAGCTAGCAAAGGCTCAAGCGTACTGGACGGCGGTGCTATCGCGCGCGAAAGACATCCCGACGTTTGAGCGATGGATGCACAAGCCGAAGAAGGCGCGTGCGCTGCACGGCGAAGAGGCAGAGATGCGACAGTCGGAACATGATGATTTCGCACGCCGCCTGAATGAAGCGATGAAGGAAGGAGCGCAGAACGATGGCTGAGATCGGTTCAATCGAAGTCGCTCTGCGTGCCGAGATCGGTCAGCTTCAAGCCGATCTGCGGAAAGCCGAAGCGGCGACGAAGACAACGTCGTCGAAGATGACGGCTAACTTCAAGTCAGTCAGCGCCAGCCTGAAACGTGTCAAAGGTAACGCTGTCGCGGCTGCTGCCGTCATTACCGGACTCGCGACCGGCGCAATGGCGAACCTTGCGCGCCAGGCGATCCGCACCGCAAACGATCTCGGCGACATCGCGCAAAAGCTAGGCATCAGCGCATCGGCGCTCCAGGAATTTCAATACGCTGCCAACCAGAACGGCGTCGCGATCAACGCGCTCAACATGGGTCTTCAGCGTTTCGGTCGTCGCGCTGCCGAGGCTGCGAACGGAACCGGCGAAGCGAAGGATGCGCTCAAGACGCTTGGCGTGCAGTTGCGCGACAGCAACGGCAACCTGCGATCGACCGAGGAACTGTTCAGCGATGCGCTGCGTGCGATCGCGAAGGTGCCGAACGAACTGGAACGCAACGCGCTGGCGTTCAAGCTGTTCGACTCCGAAGGCGTAGCCATCGTTAACATGGCAGGCAACTTCGAGGAGCTGCGCGACCGAGCTCGAGAACTCGGAATTGTTCTGGACGACGAGATGATCTCAAAGTCGGATCATCTTCAAGATCGTCTCGACGAACTATCGCAAATCACAAGCACTCGCCTTGCTCCTGCATTGATTGACCTCGGCGGAACAGCTCTTGTTGCTGCTGCTGAAGCAATGGCGACGCTGGCAGGTTGGGCAGATCGCACATATCGCACATTTGCCGATCTCGACAACCTGTCGCTGCGTCAGCTTCAAATGAACCTGAACGATTTGAACGAGCAACAAGCTAATGCTCAAGCACGTTTGCAGTCTGCGGCTGGTGGCGCTCGTGACGTGATCCTCGAAGAGCTGGAAAGCCGAGCGCAAAGAATCCGCGAGATCAGCCAGATGTTGACTGAACGGCGAGCGGCAATACCGGATCGCGTTGGCCCTGCCGAAATTCCTACGACACCGGGTCAGCGAACGAAGACAGACGCTCAACTAAAAGCCGAAGAGGCTGCGCTGAAGCGCAAAGAATCAGCGCGGACTCAGATCCATCTGAAGTTCCTCGAAGAGATGGGACGCGAAGAGGAAGCGATCCGCTATCAGCTTGAACTACAGATTGCCGCGATCGACGAACTGACCGCAACCGAAGCCGAGAAGGAAGAAATGCGCGTCGAGTTGCGGAAGACCGCGCAGGCGCAGATCGACAAGATCAACGCGCAGGACGTGAAGGATCAGACCGACAACGTAGACGAGCTCAAAGACGCCTACGCAGGTCTGTTCGATTACATGG